TAGAGATAATAAGGTTAGAAAGTAACGGCAACTATCGAGCTAAGAACGGTAGCCATTACGGATTAGTACAGGGTAGAAGCGAATACCTAAAGACTGCAACAGCGGTACAACAGATAGACTGGTTTGTCAAGTACCTCGACCATAAGTATCAAGGTAGCTGTATAGTGGCATTAAGACACCATAGAGCTAAGGGCTGGTACTAATGACAGGCGGACTAAGAACGGCTGAGTGGAAAGCATTACGTAAAGTAATACTAGCTAGAGATATGAACACGTGCTACGTATGCGGTACGCCAGAAGCGAACGAAGTAGATCATATAAGGCCACGTAGTAAAGGTGGAGCAGAGTACGACCCTGAGAATCTAGCTGCTATCTGTAGACGCTGTAATCTACTCAAAGGTAACAAAGTAGGACAAATCAGCCCTTTTTTAGGTACCAAATCGACCCCCCTCGATTTTGCAAACTCTGATTTATCCGAGATTGTCCCGATAAGTCCAAATTTTCAAACTGGTTTAAACGATAACAAACCGGACATAACGGAAACGGCCGCGCCAAATGTTGTAGCACCTGGGGGTCAGCTCATAGGAAGCCCAACGCCTAGACTAAGAGCGCTACCCGTCGCTGGGGATAGCGAACGGGCAGACCAGGCGTTAGCTTTTGCCGAAAGTATCGGGATTAAGTTAATGCCCTGGCAAGTTACGGCGCTAAAAGAATTACTGCAGACGACTAACGGCAAGTGGACGCGGCGTACCCTGGGTATCGTCTGTAGTCGCCAGGTAGGTAAGACCGAGCTGGCCAAAATCCGCATACTCGCGGGAATTTACCTATTCTCGGAAAAGTCAATTATTCTCATGTCGGTAAATGCGCAACAGGCCGAAATGACGCTTTACCAGATTAACGAGATTATTACGACTAACCCGTCGCTAATGGGGCTTTACCAGCGCTACTACTTAACTAACGGTAAGCAGGAGATACGATTTAAGAACGGCGCCCGGATTATCGTAGTAGCTGCAACTTCTAACGGCTCTCGCGGATTGTCTGCGGACTTTGTATTTCTCGACGAGCTGCGAACGATTACGCCTGAGGCTATCGAGGCGGTCAGCTTTACTATGAACGCCCGGCCTAATGCTCAAATGCTGACCGTATCAAACGCCGGCGACAAGTCCTCAAAAGTCCTAAACGATTTACGCGATAAAGCTATAGCTAACGTCTCGCCGTCGCTGGGCTGGCTAGAGTGGTCTGCTCACCCGTCTAGGAAAATTGACGACCCTAAAGGCTGGGTTGAGGCTGTCCCGGCGCTGGGGCACACTATGACCGAGGACGTGCTGCGGCACTCTATGGCCACTAGCGACCCTATGACCTTTCGCGTCGAAGTCCTTTGCCAGTTTGTAGATAACCTCGCGAGCCCGTTCGAGCCTGGCGCTTTTGAAGCGTGCCTGGATAAAGACTCAGACGTAACGCCTGGGGCGGTTACTTACTTCGCTTTCGATAAGAGTTATACGCATAAATACGGAGTCTTAGTAGCTGGTCAAAAGGTAGACGATTTACGAGTAAAGGTTAAAGTCCTGCAAGTGTTCGAGTCTCAGACTGCGTTAGATGATCGACAGCTAGCTAGTGAGATTAACGCGTATATTCTAAAGTTTAAACCCCGGGTACTTATGTACGATAAATGGGTCAGTCAAAACGTAATGGATTATTTAAAGTCTAGCGGAGTGCAATTACTCGACGTGTCGGGGCGGGTGCAAAATGACGCCAGTAACCGGCTCGCTCAGCTAATGACTCATAGGCAGCTAGTCCATAATGGAGACCCAGTATTAACCGAGGCTATAAATGCGTGTGCCACGAAAATTACAGAATATGGCTGGAAATTAGTAAGGCGTAAAAGCCAGGGTGAGATATGCGCGGCTCTAAGTACAGCTATGGTCGCCTGGTACGCGTCTCAGCCTCAGGCTACGGCTCAAATTATAATAAGTTAGACACGCCATACTAAAACGGACATTTTATAAAAATAAGGTATATACTGCCTAACGTGGGAATACTACAAACACTAAAATTAGTAAACTCTATTCCTGACCCAGTTTATAGCACTCCGTCAATTACCGCACAATACGCCCCGCCGGTTATGGAGGCTTACGGTAATACTCTCTATAACGTATCTGCCCCGGTTTATGTAACTAGAGCTGAGGCTATGGCTGTACCTTCGATAGCTAGAGCGCGTAATTTAATCTGCGGCACTATCGGCACTTTACCCCTACACCTTTACCGTAAATCTACAGAGCAGGAATTAGAAAACCCGCGCTGGTTAGATCAGCCAGACTACAGACAGCCAGGCGCGGTTACCTATACCTACCTCGCGGACAGTTTATTTTTTTTCGGCGTGGCCTACCTAGAAGTTACAGAGACCTACGTAATCGACGGCCGCCCGGCTCGTTTTGCTTTTGTATCTAATGACAGAGTTAGCGTACAGCTAAACGAGAATAACACTTTAGTAAAACAGTACACAGTAGACAATAAAGTGCGCCCTATGTCTGGCGTCGGTTCGCTAATTACTTTTCAGGGTTTAGACGAAGGTATTTTAAATAGAGGCGGTCGCACAATTCGCGCCGCGTTAGATTTAGAAAAAGCTGCAGCTGTCGCAGCTAGTACGCCTATTCCTTCCGGTTATATTCAAAATACCGGCGCAGATTTACCAGAGGAACAAATAACAGGTTTATTAGCACAATGGAAACTAGCCCGGCAACAGCGCAGCACCGCGTTTTTGTCGGCTAGTTTAAAATATGAGACTACTAGCTTTAGCCCTAAAGACATGATGTATAACGAGGCTTCACAATTCCTCAGTACTCAAATTGCCAGATTATGTAACGTACCGGCTTACCTATTGTCTGCGGATATGAATAACAGCATGACCTACAGCAACGTTTTAGACGAGCGTAAACAATTCGTCGATATGTCTCTGCGCCCGATAATTTCGAGCCTGGAGGGACGCCTCTCAATGGACGATATAACCAACAGTCAAAATTATGTAAAATTTAATTTAAATGAGTCATTTTTGCGTTCTGACCCTATGACACGTTTAGCAATTATCGAAAAAATGTTAGCGCTTAATCTCATAACTTTAGATCAAGCTAAAGCTATGGAGGACTTAACCCCGAACGGAGATACAAGTAATGAAGCTGAACTTTAATCAGGAATTAAGCTGCGACGAAGGCCGCAGAATTATCAGCGGTAAAATTGTTCCGTTTGATAATGAGATCGGTTATACCAGCGCCGGTAAAGTAATTTTTCAAAAGAACTCTATAGCTATTCATGAGACAGCTAAAGTTAAACTACTTTTAGAGCATGACCCTAAGCAGCCAATAGGTAGAGCTGTAAATTTCACTACGACCGACGAAGGTATTTTTGCTAGCTTTAAAATTGCTGAAACTACTCGCGGTAATGACTCACTAGTAGAGGCTTCTCAGGATTTACGTAGCGGCCTTAGTGTCGGAGTAGAAGTAATTGCCAGCCAGCCTAAGGACGGTATTTTATATATCAGTTCTGCCCGGCTTATAGAAACCAGTTTAGTCCAGGCGGCCGCGTTCGATTCTGCGGCTGTAATCTCGGTAGCGGCTAGCGAACCCGAGCCTGAGCTAGTAGAGGAAAACCCAGAAACCCAACCAACCGAAAGTGAGGCCAGCGTGTCAGACAACGCTACCCCAGAAACCCCCGAGGTAGAAGCCGCTAAGGTCGAAGCCTCACGCCCAACCGCAGTAACAGCTATGGCATATTCAGAAGTACGTAGCCCAATCAAGTCAAAAGCTACTTACCTACAGCACACAATCAAAGCCCAATTAGGTAATGATGATTCACGCGATTATGTACGCGCTGCAGACGCACAAGCAGCTAAGGTTATGAACTTCGCAGACGATTCATTTACCACTAACCCAGCATTTAACCCGGTTCAATATGTCGGTACAGTAGTCGATACTCTTATTGGCTCACGTCCGCTTATCGACGCGTTCGGTGGAAGTAAAGCCCTCGGAAACGAAGGCATGGTGGTAAGTATTCCTAAAATTTCCACTTCCGGAACTGTGGCGACAACGGGAGAAGGAGCAGCACCTAGCGAGACTGGTATCGTCTCAGCTTATGTAAATGCGACTGTAGTTAAAATGGCCGGGCTACAACGCTATTCAGTAGAGCTCCTTGAGCGCAGCTCAAATAATCCGGCATTTTTTCAAGCCATGTTAGACAATATGCAAAGAGCTTATAATAAAGCTACAGACGCTTACGTAGTGGCCGAAGCGACCTCAGGCGGTACACAAGGTGCAACCTGCGCAGCCACAAGCGCTGGTATTATTTCCTTCGTATCTACAGAAGCCCCAGCTGCTTATTTAGCGACTGGTGAAGTAGCTACTGCTTACGTAGCTGGCACTTCACAATGGTCTCTACTTATGGGGGCTACAGATTCAACAGGTCGCCCAATTTACAACGCTGGCTCACCTCAAAATAGCGGCGGGTCTGCAATTCCTACCAGCCTACGCGGGAACGTTTTAGGTCTTGATCTATACGTAGATCCTAATATGGTTGCTACCACTATCGACGAGAGCGCGTTCATTATCGTACCTAGCTCTATGTATATTGCAGAAAGCCCAGTCCTAAGACTTTCTACCAATATCCCAACCTCAGGCGAGATCGAGACAATGCTCTACGGATATATCGCAGCTAAGACTTTGGTCTCAGGTGGTATCCGTCGCTTCAACCTCACCTAAGAAAACCCTAGAACCCTAGACCCTGCACCTAGTCCTGCAGGGTTTAGGCCTTAACAGTAAGGAGTACGCAAAATGGCAGCTACCTATATTACGCTCGCTGAGTTGCGTACTCTTTTGGGTATTGGCACCCTGTACTCAGACGCTACAGTCGAGGAAGTTGCACAGGCCAGCGAGGATATTTTAAAAAAGTATCTCTGGTTTAACACCGTACCCATCTCGGCTACTGCTCTGTCAGCTAACGTCGCTACAATTTACACACCAGTACCGCATGAATTAGTAAAAGATCAGTCGGTAGTCATTTCCAGCGCTGGGACTGTATTTAACGGCACTAAAACTATTACCGGCACTACTATTTATTCTTTCACTTATGCTAAAACCGCTAGCGACCAATTAGTCCACGTAGTTAGACCTTACGGTTTAGTTACTGCAGAATTTCACGCCCAAGATTATGCGACAGTACCGGCAATTAGAGAAGCTGCAGCTACCTTAGCTAGCACTATCTGGAACGCTCGCCAGGCACCGGGCGCCAGCGTTACCACTATCGACGGCTTTATCGCTAATCCTTACGCGCTCGGGAACACTCTCGTAGCAAAAGTACGCGGCCTCATAGCCCCGTATATGTCTCCTTCGTCAATGATCGGCTGACCAATGCCAGCCGCGATAACTACCCTTCGTACAACACTAGCGACCGCTTTAACTAATAACGGCGTATGGTCTGTCTTTAGTTATATTCCTCAGGCACCTATAGCTAACAGCGTGGTAGTAGTTAATGACGACCCTTTTATAGTCGTTCAGTCTGGACAAAAAACGTCTATAGCACCGGTAGCCCGCTATCGTATTTACGGGTTAGTACCTATGCTCGATAATCAGGGTAACCAGGTAAATATAGAGGATTTTATAGTAGCGATATTCGCTAAACTAGCTGCTTCAAGTTTAGTAATGACGGTAGGAAGTTTTAGCGCCCCGGCAATACTAGAAACCCCGTCCGGTAACCTGCTTCAAACAGAAGTAGGCGTAGAAATTATATCGAGTTGGAGCTAATTATGAACACTTATAAAGTATTGATAGATAACCTAGTAGCGGGAGTAGGGCTAGGCGGCACCGTTACAGATAAAGATTTAGAAGGCTGGGACACTCCTAACCTTTTAAAAACTGGTGCTATTGCACTAATCGAAAAGCCAGCCACTAAAGAAAAGGAAGTAGATAATGTCTAGCACCGTATATTATGCACAGAATAGTTATTTTCTATTAGGAGCCGTAGACTTATCTGCGGCTGTACAATCAATCAGTTTAACTTTGAACTATGACCAGTTGGATATAAGTGCAGCTGGAGATAGTTCACACAAATACCTAAAAGGTCTTGCAGCTCACACAATTAGCGGAACCCTTTACCTCACCCAGGACGCAGCCTCAGCCGGTGCTACACGTGCCACGCTAGACGGTCTAAAGGGTACTGCTGCAGCGTTCTCTATTGCACCTAATGGCGCTACAGCTTCGGTAACAAACCCTAAGTACTCGGGTAGCTGCTTCGTAAACGGCTATACCCCAGTAGCAGGAAGCCAGGGCGAAGTAGCTATGATCGACTTTACTTTTGACTGCACTACAGACGTAACTATCGCAACCTCATAACAAAAAGAAAGGGCTAGAAAATGGCAAGTTTAAAAGTAACGTTCGAGACCGGGGTAGTGGAGACTTACAAAATTACCCCGGCTATCGAAGTAGAGTTTGAAGCGTACGCAAAAATGGGCATTAACAAATGCTTTAGAGAGCAGGAAAAACAGACCGATATCTACTACTTAGTCTGGATAGCTATTAAGAACAGCGGCCAACAAGTAGCGGTTTTCGGTAGCGAGTTTTTGAAAACGTTAAAAGAGGTAGAGGTATTAGATAGCGACCCGCTAAATGGGTAAGTGATCGCCAGACACTTACCTATCAAATAGCGGCGCTAGCTGTAGAGACTGGGTTACCTACTCAGGATTTACTAAGTATGTCGCCGGAAATGCTGGCGGCAGTAGTACAGGTATTAAACGATAGGGCGAAGGCGGTTAAACGTGGCTCAGGTAGAAGGCGCTAGAACTTCCCGCATGGTGGGGCTAGAGCAGACTATCCGCGACCTAAAAGAATTTAACCCAGAAGCTTTAAAGATTATGAATAAAGAGATATACCGGGTAATGAAAAAAATCCAGGTAGACGCTCGCGAGTTAATGCCTACAGCTGCGCCTTTAAGTAATTGGGGCAAAACTCCTAAAGAGGGTAGCGAGTGGGCACGTTTACAATTCCAGCCTAGACCCGCCCGCATGGGCGTTAAGACTAAGATCGAACGCCAGAGACGTAAAGGCGACGTAACTAGTCGAGCCTATTTAATCATCAACAGCGACGCAGCCGGAGCGGTTTACGAGACAGCCGGACGTAAAAACCCACAGGGCAATTCTCCCCAGGGCGCCACTTTTATTAGAGCTATTCAAGGAGACAGCAATATAACCGTACGCGGTAAGCAGGGACGCGTAGTTTATAAAGCTGTAGAGGATAGGAAGGCCTACACTATGAACGAGCTACGCGACGCCGTAGATAAGGGCGTAGCTGCACTTAATAGAAAGCTGGCTAAATAATGGCTATTAAAATACCGGTACTTATATCCTATGACTCTAAAGGCTCTAAACAGGCTATTAAAGGTAT